AACCAGGGGGAGGTTCGTCTCCAAATTTCGGTGTAGTAAATGCAGGAGGCTTTTACGCAACGCTTACAATAAGAACAGACACGACACCCAAAATTTTTGTTTATGCAGATGTGGCCATGGGCACTGGCTTTTACCTATCCACAATGGGTTACATTGACAATCGGGGGAAATGATATGCCTGACATTCGCCTCGTGCAGAACACCTGGTTCCCGAAATATTCCGTCACTATGGACTGGAGCCTGTTGGGGGATGGCACGCTGGATGATACTCAATCGCTCGCCACAGCAGTGATCGTGGCGCTGGGCACTGACAGCCTCGCGGGTCCAGACGACATTCTGCCAGACCCTGATTCAACAGACCGCGCGGGCTGGTGGGGCGATCTGGACGCTGATGAAATCTGGGACGGCTGGCCTATTGGCTGCAAGCTGTGGCTGCTCAAGCGCGCCAAGATCACCGGCCCAGAGGCCTGGGAGGGCGCGACGGTGCAGCGCGTGGAGCAGTATATCAGCGACGCCATTCAGCCGTTCATGGAACGCCGCATTGGGTCGCAATTCCGGGTGCAGGCCACGCGCATTGGCAAAGAACAAATCGATGCCTTGGTGCGTATCTATCGCGGACCGCTGCTGGAGATTGAGCTGCGCTATCAAATTCTCTGGGAAGGCATCAACGTTGGCGATCCAAATTACAACATTGGCCAAGTGACCAGCCCATTGTCAGCTCCCATAGGACAATAGCATGCCATGGCAGACACCAACGTTGAAGGCGGTGCGCTCGCTGGTGCGCGACAACATTCGTGGCTCGCTGCCAGGAGCGGACGCGTTGGTGCCCAACTCCGTGCTGCGGGTGTTGTCAGATAGCCAAGGTGCATTGTGCCATTTGACATTGCAATATATTGATTGGCTTGCGCTGCAGTTGATGCCAGACACGGCTGAGACAGAGTGGCTAGACCGCCATGGCAACATCTGGCTGGTGAATGCGGATGGCACAACTGGACGCAAGCTGGCGACGCTCGCTGCAGGCACAGTGAATGTGATTGCGATCACTGGCTCTGTCGTGGTTCCAGCCTTTTCGCAATTGACTGGATTCAGTTCGCAAATGATTGCGTCAAGCGTCACGCCTGCTAGTACAGTCACTTATGAGACCCTGGCTGATATTATTACAGCGGCTGATCTGTCGCCCACGCCATGCCAGGTGCGTGCGCTGGATCCCGGCGCGATGGGCAATCTGAATCCAGGGGATACGCTGGCTTTTCAGAATGCACCTGTTGGAATAGTCAATGCCATCGCAGTCAATGTTGATGGCGGCACAGACACCGAGACAGATGATGAATTGCGCATGCGTGTGCTCAAGCGCATTCGTCAACCACCGCAAGGTGGCGACGCCACCGATTATGAGCAATGGGCATTGGCTGTGGCAGGATGCACACGTGCTTGGTGTAAGCCATTGGAGATGGGCATCGGCACGGTGACGGTGCGAGTGCTGTTCGACGATTTGCGCGCGGACAATGATGGCTGGCCAAGGCAAGGTGACCTTGATGCGGTGACGGCTTACATTGATTCTGTGCGGCCGGTGGCGGTCAAGGATTTCTTTGTGGTTGCGCCGGTCAAACAATTCATCAATGTCAGCATCAACAATTTGGTGCCTGACAATGACGAGACGCGGGCAGCGATAGAAACTAATATTCAAGCGATGTTGCGCAGCAATGCTTCTCCGGGTCAGACCATTTTTGCGGTCTGGAAGGCGCAGGCGATAATGAACACAGCCAATGTGATTTCTTTCGACATGCGCGACTGGACAGATGACGTGATGCTGACACCGGGCAACATGGCGGTGTTGCAGGATATTTTCTATGACTGACATGCATGTGCGCCGTAGCGGCAGCGATTACACCCAGGCCTTTCTTAAACTGTTGCCGCAGGGCCAAGCTTGGCCGCGAGCGGTTAGCAGCACGCTGTTCGGTGCGTGTGATGGGCTCTCGCAATATTGGGGTTGGGTGGATGGGCGCGCGGCAGACTTGCTGGAGCGCGAGAGCGACCCGCGCTTCACCATAGAACTATTGCCTGATTGGGAACGGGCTTTTGGATTGCCTGATCCATGTTTTCCATCGGCCACGACAATTGGTGAGCGCCAGCGTATGCTGGTCATGGAAATGACTTGGTTGGGCGGGCAGTCGCGTGCCTATTATCAGAAGGTGCTGGAGTGGCTAGGTTACCCACCAGGCAGTATTGACTTCAAGGAGTTTGCGCCATTCATGGCGGGTGTTAGCCAAGCCGGGGACACGCGCTATGAGTTCGATCAAACTGGGCAGTATCGCTGGTATATTGGGCCACCGGAGCAGCGGTTTTATTGGTCAGTAGAAGTTGGTCATGTTGGACTGGTCTGGTTCCGCGCCGGTCAAGGCCAAGCCGGGGTCGATCACCATCTGGAGTTTCGTGTGCCCACAGAGTTGCTTTGCTTGCTGCAGCGTTGGAAGCCCGCACAAACTGAAGTGGTTATGGATTTCTCTGGTTTGGCGGTGGGCGGTCCGTTCCAAGGTGTTGGTGGCCCAGATCAAAATCTCTTTATTTTTGGTCAAAGCGCTCTCGGCAGCACTGATGTGCTGGGTCCGGCTGGACTAACTCCCTTCGTTCTTGGTCAGAGCAAACTAGGTGATAGCAATGTCCTTGGTTAGAAAAATCGTAGCGCTTTTGGCTGTTGCATTCTTGGTCAACAGTGCGCAAGCGCAAACTCCTGGTACATTCATTCAAGGTCAGGTGCTGAATGCTCCTGATTTGAACCGAGCGTTGGCAGGGAAGCAAGATTACAATGGTCCACCCAATCCAGCGACAGTGCCAGCAACGGCGAAGGCGCTGTGTTTGTATGGCGACTCAATCAGTGCAAATTCTGATCAGGTCGCAGCCCCACAGTATTATGCCGAGTCAAGCGGAGGCTATGGCACCTGGCTCAATGTTTACACCAACTACCGGGTTTATCGCGCGCCGCAAACTAACAATTTTGGCGTCAGCGGTGACACCACCACTTTAATGCTATCAAGGGTCAGCAGCGTCATCAATGCTGGTTGTCACATTGTTGTTTTCCAAGGCGGAATGAATGACATTGGCGCTGGCAGCGGAACCATTTGTAATAGCACAACTGCAAATTTGAAAAATATCTTCACCACATTGATGAATGCTGGCATTGCAGTCGTTGACACGACGCTCTTCCCGCGCAGCGGCACGGCATTGTGGAATGCGACCCAGACCTCCACGGCGATCTGCATCAACAACTGGCGCAAGGAGTTCGCGCGCGCGCAGGCCAATCGCGGTTACTTTCTCGTGGACCTTAATCCATCGATGACGGACCCGTCTTCTGCAACCTGGGCAATTCAGCTGAACTATCTTCAGTCAGATGGCATCCACCCGTCTGTGCTGGGCGGTTCGGCGATGGGTTATGCCATTGCCCAGGCGATCAATCAGATGGTGCCTTCTTGGTTGACCCCAGTGCTGACTAACTCAGATGTTTTTGATGTAGCCAATAATTCACGCGGCAACCTATTGCCCAACGGGGCAATGACAGGCACCACAGGCACCATTAACACCTGCACCGGTACGGCCGCGACGGGCATGGCGGTGACTTCGAGCGCTTTCACTGGAGCTGCTGGAACCTGCGTGCTATCCGTTCCAACGTTAACGAATAACGTCAAGGCACAACAGACCGTTCTTGGTGGCACACTGACTTCGCCACAGTCCTTGGACATAGTCCAGTCAGTTGGCACTCCTGGTAACATTGTTGGTGGGGACACAGTACGCGGCGTGATCTGGGTGAACACTTCTGCGACAATCACCAATGTTGGCACGTTGAATATGTTCACAGCTTTGACTGTCGGTGGCACAACAACTTTCCACAATGCCTTCCAGCCGGGAGCTTTCGCGCTACCCAGTAACGGGTTCCAGCCCAGTTATAATTTTGCCGGTGGCAACTGGGTGCCGTTGATGACAGACTCATTCACTGTCACAGGTCCGGTCACGAGTGCCTATTTGGATATGCGTTTGGGCAG